AGGCGCTATTGCTGTCTGATATTGAGCGTTTTGCCCGTGCTGTTGATACTTGGATCAAAATTGATCTAACAAATAATCAGCGTTGCGCGTTGATCAGCTTTACCTTCAATGTTGGCATTGGTGCGCTACAGGAGAGCACGCTACGTAAGCGCCTAAACAATGGTGAAGATGCCGTCAAGGTGGCGATGGAAGAGCTGCCAAGGTGGAATAAAGGTGACGGCAAAATTCTTGAAGGCTTAGTGCGTCGCCGCCGTGCCGAGGTCGAATTGTTTTGCCATGGCGTTAAACCCTTGACTGATGATGTCAAGCTGACACCGAACAAACCGTTTAGTTTCCGTGTTACGCCAAACATTAAATATGGTGAATTGACCCTTAATCAAGAGGAGCGCAGATTTACCAAGCAGCATCAATGCGATACGGCAATTTTGCTGTGTAATTTCCTAGAAAAAGCTCGCGCTGCATTTGGCAATAAGCCAATCATTATTACAAGTGGATACAGGCCCCCGAAGGTAAATGCGGCAGTTGGTGGAGCATCACGCAGCGAGCATCTTTATGACGCACCCGATACCGGCGCTGTTGATTTTTACATCGAAGGTGTCAACATTTACGATCTGCAGGAATGGTGCAAGGCTCACTGGCCGTTCAGCTTGGGCCTAGGTGCACCAAAAGGTTTTTTGCATATCGGAATCCGCCCGGGACGGCCTAAAGTCCAGTGGGTTTATTGATGCCTCGTGCTGCTGCCTGATTCTGAGATCCGAGCCCTGTGCCAGTCTCATGCTCTAATTCACCCGTTTGATCCTGAACGCTTGAACCCTGCCAGCTATGACGTGGCCCTGGGTGACAACATCATGCTTGAGGTGGCGGAGACTCCAGAGCTGATCAGGCATAGTATTGCCGGTCATACCAAGGAAGATCCGTATTGGCTGGCGCCTGGTGAATTTATCCTTGCTGAAACGCAAGAGATCTTTAACTTGCCAGATGATCCGGCAATTGCCGCCCAGTTTGTATTGAAATCAAGCCGTGCGCGCTCTGGTATTCAGCACATGCTGGCAGGATTTTGTGATCCAGGATGGCATGGCAGCAGGCTGACGCTAGAGCTTAAGAATGTGCGTCAAAAGCACAAGGTGGCCATTTGGCCAGAGCTGTTGATTGGTCAGATGGTTTTCATGCCATTGTCCGATAATCCTGAGCGTTCCTACGCCGAGGTTGGGCACTACAACGGACATACAACCGTAATGCCATCTTGGGAAACTTTTAAGGGTTCTGTGGTTGTAACTCCCTAGATTTGGAAAGGGAAATCGGGGACCGCTCGGAGCCACGCTGGGCGGTTTTTTATTGCCTAGTGATCCGGCCCTTGTTCATGCCGTAAATCATTTGGTAGATCGGGGCTTTGCAGAAAGTGAACTGAGAATTCACCGTATCCACGCTGATGCGCCCATAACTGAACGGCGCCAACTGTCTTGAAAGGGCCAACCCGTGTTTTGTCTGGCAGTTTGATGTAATAGTTCATGTTGGTTGTTGTCGCTACCGTTTAAGGAAAATCAGTGGCGGCCTTGTGGGTGATCACATTGATGGCACAGAGCTGGTCAGGAAGCGCGATGCAAAACGCAGATTCAGGGATCAAATACTTTTGCACTTTAATTATCACTGCGCCTATTGCTTTGAGCCTTTAGGAAGATCGCCAACCCTTGATCATGTTGTGCCAAAGATTAAGGGTGGTTCAAGCAACATGAACAATCTTGTCGCCTGTTGTTTTGGCTGCAATATGTCTAAAGGACACAAGGATTGGCGAGTTTGGTATCGCAGTCTTCCTTTTTGGTCTGAGATCGGGGAGGCAAGAATATTGGATTGGATTAGCAGAGATTAAACAGCAGTCATTTGATGCTGATACACCTGGGCTTGCCAAAGATCCGAGCTGTATCGACACATTCCTCGATAGCAAGTGCGGTAGTACATTTCACCACCTCCGACAGGTTCTAAAACTTCGATATAGCTTCCGTCTTCAAATTCCGTCTTGCTCAATACGGTCGGTTCCATCGTTATAGAGGTGGCATTGATCTGCGAACTTACCGTAGGCACTTTGCTTGGCTTCAGGGAACTCAAACTCGCAACCGTTACCCTTGTTGTTAACGCGTAGAACGGACCAGTGACAGCAATCCCAACAGCTCAAGTGATTACGAGGTTCTGGGTCAAGGCTTTGATAATTGTGACCTTTTCTTAGGCTCTGGTAAATATTATGTGCCCGAACGAAGGCGATTTTTAGCTGTGTTGTTTGAAGATCAATAACAACAGATGCACCGCCTTGTTTGGGTAGTTTGACTTTGGCACGCCAATTTTCAACGAGCGTTCGCCGTTCTAAAACAACTCTGCCGTTGAATAAATTGATCATGTCATTCGTCTTCGCCAAAAGAAGGCATGTGGAAGATGCGCTCTAGCTCGAAGTGATCTGGAGGCATTTCGTCTGGCGCTTGGCCTTCACGAAACGGGTCATTGAGATCCCGAATGATGTAGGTGACCGGTGTATGACGCAAACGCACTTGAAGCGTGCCGACCCTAGGGCTTTTTGCTAAGACCCTAAAACACCAATTTTCAAACCAATTCAAAAAAGGAACTTTAATGGCCATAATTCAAGCCTTGGGTGGCATGAGTTGCGCAATCAGAAGGGTGATAGCAGTATCAGCGTACCGATTAGCCAGCTCGCTGTCAGCAATACCAACAGCACGGATGAGATCAGAACGGAGAACGTTGTAATCAAGATCACGAAAGTTGCTTGCGATTTCACGGCAAAATTCATCCCATAGGCCGGTGTAAAGCTGATCGTTGCGGCCAGCCCGCGCGTAAACCATGTCCATGAAATCTGCGCGACGTTGATCAAGCTCAGTGGCGGTCAGCATAGTTTTTAGCGATTGCAAGGGCTTCGGAACGGGTATCGCAGAGCGGGCCGTACCAGACAGAATTGCCATCCCAGCACCAAGGCTGAAAGGCAGACATAACACCGTAACCAACCCAGTCAGCTCCGTAGCAATGATGCCGTGGGCTGTCATATCGGTTGGCTTCCGCTTGGATCGGTGGCATTTGCTATTGGGCAATTAGCCGTTTGATAGCGGATGAATGGCTGGAGCGCAGCGTACATACGAGCACAGTCGTCAATCGTGTGATCGTTAAACCGTGGCGCCCAGTATTCAGCCAAACACTGCTTAAGGATTGCTTGAATTTGATCGGTAGAGGGAACAGGCTGCTGCGAATTCGGGTTCATCTATGGCCTCTGGGAAGCCGTAGGAACACTCACCGTGTTGGTATTCAATGCAATTGTGGCAATGCTTGGCTTTTTCAAGGTAATCATGGCTGATTGATTGCTTTTCGCGTATGGGGACGCGCGGGATTTCTGGGGCAATGTCTGTCCATGATCTGCCATTACGGATTAAGGAAATGGCCTGCCGTGTGACGTTGAACTGTGCAGCAAGTGTGATGTTGCTTTCGGTTGATTCGAGGATGTAGATCACATCAGCAGGCGACAGTTTGAGCTTATTTGTGCGTGCCATTGAGGCTGGGTAGCTTGACCTCACTATGGCGATCAGGCGTTAGCCATTTCAAGTCGTTGTAAACCGGCCCCCATGTTTCAAAGGCAAGTTGTTTGGCTTCAGAAAAGCCACAGGCAACTACCCAGTCGTAAACATTGATAGATGGGATGGCGAAGTAAAAGCGGCGTGGTTGAGGTTGCATGATTAGCGGGTTTCGATGGGACGCTTGGAAAGGTAAATCTGTGAGATTTGATAGGTGGCGCCAGTGGCAAAGATTTGAACGATGTAGGTAGGCCACGAACAGCCTTCAACCCTGCTGATCACTGTGGCTTCGTTTTGAGGCCAACCACGGACATAACAAGGCATTCCTGCATTGAAACGCCACAGATCGCGTTCAACTCTGACACCACGCGAATTGGGAGACATTTTGTATGTCTTTTGACCTGTTGGGATAACAGGTGCCACCATGCCGGCGCACTGGGCATTAAGGACGACCAAATTCATTTAGTAGTGGCGCGAAGAGCTTGTTGTGTACCGCTGTGATGAGCGGTTTTAAGGGTGAGGCCATCGTGGATGATGGCGGCGAAAAGAAGGGAAGGGATCAAGAACTGCAAGACCCCAAAGAGGCGATTGTTCATGTTGTGGTGTGGGTTTTCGGTCGGCCGGATCGCTCCGGTTGGGTGAATGGTAGCGACTATTTGGGCGGAGTAAACCCCGAAATCAGTGCTGTCGCAATTCTTGACCTAGACACCCCACCTAGCGTGAATGTGCTACCGGATTCGCTATGGACAATGAAGCCTGGGAGTGGATGACCCTTAGACCTGACCCCTCATCCGCATTCAACATAGAAAAAGAGGCCAGACGACTGGAGAACACCCCAAACGCCGGCCCCATTGCTGCTCAGTTATTTAGAGCTTGGAATATGCAGCAGACACTGCTACAGCAAGCCACCAACCGTATTGCAGCTCTTGAACTGCAGTTGATGAAAGAAGACAATCAAGCAGGCACCTGAACGTTCTTCCATGTCTTGCCGTATTTGATCAGATTTACGGTTGTGACATGCACGCCGTAATCATTGGCAATCTTCTGCGCTGATTCACTGCCAGCAGCGAGGCGACGCTTGATTTCAACTACTTTGGCAGCATCGAGAGCACCACGTTTGCGCTTGGCCTTACGGCGCTTGCTGGTCAGGCCTTGAGGTTGCACTTGCTCTGTGACAGCTTTGGGCTGTGCTGCGCCACCGGCTTTGATGACTTGTGCAGATTCAAGTAACCGCTGGATTTGACCGATGCGGTTGTTCAGCTCGATGACTTGAGAATCAGTGAGGATAATCATGGGATCCATCAGAAAGAGGCTTCAGGTGATTCGGGCTTAAGTGGGGTAAAGGAGCCTTTATTGCCCCATTTGCCACCCCAAAGCGAAAAGCCAGTGTGCTCGGTGTATTCATCCTTGCCTGTGTAGACACGGATTTTTTGCCCCTTGGCTTCCGCTTGTTCAGCCATACTCATCAGATAGTTGGCTGCGGCCATAGCCTGCTCAGAAGTGAAATCAACAATGATCTGCTCTTCTGGAGACTTGTCGCTTTTGCGATTGCGATTTTCTTGAATACGGAACTTCGCCGTAAAGGCAGCTTCAGGCATTGTTTGAAAGGAAAGTTGAGATGATGAGGCGCAGCGCCTGATTGATGTTCTGACCTGATTTGGCGCAGTACATCTTCAGTTGCCGGTAGGTATCAGGCGGAAGTTTGGCCGCAACAATAGTGCGGTTTTTTCTCCGGTTGATTTCCTCTTGTGTTTTGGGCCGTCGCCCTGTCATGCGGGATTTTCAGCGATGTACTTAGCAATAAACTCCTTGTGTTCAGGGAATTGAATACGGTCAGCGATACGAGGCGCCATGATCTTGTAATGCTTTTTAAAAGCAGCGATCAGGTCATCACGTTTTTCGTAACCCTTTACCCAACCCTTGATTTCATCAACCTCTTCATCGGTCAAGAATTTGACTTTTGATTCGGTTTTGGCTTCTGCTTTGGGCTTGGCCTTGGGTTGAGTGTCCCGCACTTGGGACGTTTCCTTGGGAGTGTCCTGCTGTAGGGCAGGTTTTGGCGCCTCTTCGCGGTGCGGGTTTTCTATGGCTTCCCGTGCCCAGAGCTGCCATGCAAGCCCGAATTGCGCGGCTGCAGCAGTACAGAGGCAACGCCGATGAGCATCAGTGAGATCACGGGCAGTGACCTTTTCAAATGCGATGGCGTTATTGCGGTTGTCCATGATCGCCTGCGGGAAGGGCGGCGTATCGGATCCGTTGACATGTTCAAAGCACCCGACCACATAAGCGGTTCCGTCGGGAGATTTCCAGACATGGCCGGTTTCTGGGTGAGCTTTGAGAGCAAATTGCCAGCCAGGCGCATGATCATGGAGTAGGTGGGCAACACGACACCAGTTGACGTAATCAGCGGCATAAGAGCCGGTGCCTTTTGTTGATACGTCTTGCTGCGTGATGACTGCCCCGAGATTGGGGTAATCGGTCATAGATGTTGTGCGGGATGTGTGGTGATCGGTTGAGGACAGGGCTTCGGCCCTTGCATGGAGTATACCCTTGAATGCAAGCTTTGTCTACACCAGTTCAAACGTGTACCCATTGGCCTTGTGCCCATACTTAACTGATCTGGCGATGCACTGCCTTACAACAAAAACATCACGGCCTGCCGCGCCAAGGCTTGGATAGATCTTTCCAGTTTCAATGCAACGCACTCTGAGTTGTTTCCAAAGCGGATCAGGCCTTTTGGGATAAGCGCGCAAGATCTCTTTTGCCCATTTTGAATCCTCTAGAAGCATTTGAAGACCAGCCTGGTTGGCGCCACCCAAACGAGATGGGTGATTACGCGCAAAATCCTTGAACATTTTGATCGTGACATAATTAAACGCCTGCTTTTTGTTATCCCTTCGATAGGTTTCAAGCGGGTTCTCTTTGAGCTTTTTCCAGCCAGCAATTGAATCTCTTGATAAACCAAGCATCTCAGCAAGCTTGGCAAAAGTATAAAACTCAACTGTCGGTCGATTTGAATAGCCAAGTGTTCTCAGTTTTTTATCAACCGCACTTTTGCTGCGATCAGGCAGTTTATTTAACCGTGCCCATAAATTAAATGAACGCACAAGCCTAGACAATGGCATTGTGTTGACGTGATCATGCAGCCATTCAGTTTCTTCCTTTGCCCAATACCGAACCTTTGTTCTTGGCTTATTAGCGCATGATTTGCTACATGTCTTCCGCGTTGATGGTCTGCCGTTACGCAAGATTTTGATGTCAAACGCAGTCCCACAGATTTTGCAAATTCGTACGTACTTTGATGCGTTCACAGTTTGTTGATGGTGATTAGTGCTCCGGGTAATTCGCCTTCATTGGCGTACTGTTTTGTAGCTATTAATGTCACAACCTGCGAGTCGTCTTTGATCAAAACATTTGTAATGCCATCAAGGGTTGAACGGCATAGCTTGTCAATATCAGGCTTGCTGTATTTGTAAAACGGCGCTTTTGGCTTAATTTCACCTTTGGCGTTGTAATGCGCCTTGGGGCGACTGAACAGAAAGGTAATTAGCACGCTGACAGGTTGATCAGTTAGTTCTTCGCCTGTTTCAAGCGCTGCCTGGCTGACGGCAAAACGCCATGGCTTCACCTTCTTTGATGCCTCAATCATGCGGCCATTGCCGACGTGTCGCTTACTGCCTTGTGGTGCTGGCTCAATGCCTTGCACGGTGAACTTCATTGCGTATGCGTCAGGCAACGGCTTAAGTGTTCAACTGGTGTGCTCAGTGTGATGCCTTGCACGTCAGGGCGCTTGGAAAGCAGCCAGAACAAAAACCGCGTCTGCCAGCTCAAGCCGTAAGGATTGCTATTCATGATTGCGCATCAAGCAGTATTCAAGGTGCATTTTTTCGCGGGCTGACTGGTGATAAAGGCTTTTGCGTTCGTCTTTGGGATCGACGGTCAATAGGTACTGCACCAGCTCTGCCACTGCGTCGGTGTATTGCTTTGGATCCCATAGGTCGTACTTAGCCAAGATGGCATCAATGCGGTCGTCTATGGGAGAGCCAGCCATCAGAACTCTGCCTTTGGCAGCGTTACTCTCCAGTATTCTGTTTCCCGCTTAGTGGCTATGCCTTCCCACTCCTCCATTTGCTTTAGCTGCTTTACCGCTTCGCTGTATTGATAAGTGGTCTTGAGACAACGCGTAACTTTGATGCCGCCGTGAGCGAGGTTGCCGTCGTCATCTTTGATGTCGTCTAGCTCGCCGGCTGTGTACATCAGGGCTAGATCATCCATAAGGCGATCAAGGATTTCCTGATGGCGGGCAATTTCCTTTTTGGTGCTGGCTATCACGCCGAGCAGTGTGCTGGGGCTTGTCATGGCAGATCGTTGAATTTGGTTGTGGGATTGTCGATCAGTTCTTGGTAACCCTTTGTTTTGCCGTAGATAAAGGCGTCTACTGACTGGCCTTCCTTTGGTCCGTTGGGGCGCAATTTGGTGACCTTAAAGGTCTTTGCTGGTTTCCAGCTTGGTTTTTTTCGTGCCATAGGGGTGCGTGGGGCATCTCTGCAAATGGAGTATACCCCTAAAGGGAGCGCATGGCAACCCGCCTCAAAATTCCGGTTGGTTCAGCAGCAAAAACGCATCACGGGCGCCCTGCCACTCAATCACAGCCTCATCAACCTCCACTTTTTGCAGCGTCGTACTGCCAGGGCGGCTCCACAGCACACCAGCTTTTTGGATGTACAGCTTCGGCCAGTGCAAACTAAGCATCCCCAAATACCCGCCCAACTGCGGGCTTACGTCATACGGGCTTGCATCGGCCTTGCCCTGCGTCTTCAAGTCCACCAGCACGAGTTGCTGATGATCATCCTTGCGCCGCAACAGGCAATCAAAACTGCCGGCGATGTTGCGCTCTAAATCAGCCAGCCGGTATTCACACGCCACCGCTTCATACGTATTCCACACGGAATGTTCAAGCAGCGGTTCAACCCATTCCTTGTATTCCTCTGGATACCCACCGGCATCACCAGTCGTCAGAAAGTTCTCTAGGGCCAGATGCACCGCCTTCCCACGCGGTTCCCAAATGTGCTTGGTCTCCATAATCCTCTTCATCGCCCATTCGTCCTTCATGCCCTTGCATACCTGCGTCACTGAATGATTCAGCCACTGGCCCGTGGGTTGCCACTGGTAGCGGTGCGCTTCCTCGTTGAACAGGATCGGCAGTGGCGGGAGCCAACGCGAAGTCTCTGGGGTCTGTGACTTGGACGCGTTCGGTTGGTGTGGGCTCATCTCTGAGAAGGTTGCGGTATGTAGGCGGTGTAAAGCCGGGAATGCGCTTGGCATCCTCCATTGTGATGACCCATCCGCGTGAAGGCACGTCTAGGTCTTGCAAAGTCCAATGGCCGGCTTCAATGCCACGCCTCAACAGGCGGCGGACTTCCGCGATATCAAATGCTGGTTTCATGCCTCGCTTGGCTTGAATTGTTGACATTCAGCAAGCAATTTTGCGGCCATATCAGGTCTAAGTATGCCCATCTCCCTAGCCGAATAAACAATCAAATCCCAGTCATACGCGACATAGCAAGCAATTGGAACATTCTTGCCAGTTTTAGTTGGAAACAATAAAGGAAAGCCGCGACTATGCCGTTTTTCGCTTAAATATCCGTTGCTATATTCAGGATCTTTGTCATAACGGAGCCTATAGGCTGCCTTGGTTCGTTTACCTAATTCGGCTTCACGATTGGTGACCAGCTTTGAAAGGTTTGAATCGTTAAGTTGCAGGAAGAACTCAGTTACGCCAATGGGTATTTCAGGGTCAACCACGACACCCATAAAACGCGGCAGCTTATCTAATGGCGATAAAACGGATGACGTGCCCGGTAGCATTCCTGTTGCAGATTGAACCGCAACAGATTTAAGAAGCAAAAGGTCGCGCTTCAGTTCAATTTCCATGCGGGCATCAATAAGCCCTGGCGTATGTGTTGCGATCATTTGATGTATGTCGCAAACAATCTTTGCCGCTGTTCCAACTGTTTCTATTGGACTTAAAGCCAGTGGTTGATTGTCTTGTGCCAGCGATTTGCGCTCAAGTTCTTCTAAAAACCAGCCGTCCATCCAGACAGCAAATGGCGCACTAATCCAACGAGCTAAATCAACTGCCAGTTGCGGATGAATCCAAGTGCTGCCACCACCGGCGCCGCCTGAGCGAGATTCAACCAGACCGTAGACGGAAATCCCGACCACGCTTTCCAAGGCGTCCAAATAATGCTGGCACCGATCAGATTCCCGATAATCCTTCCAGCGCTTGCCATTAGCTTTACACATAGCCGTGGCATTGACGTATCCATCGGTCGTGCGACGGGCAATGGGCGTGCCATTCCAGGCACGAGTAACCAAATCGGGCATTTTGTTGGGGTAGGCCCGATTCCTTGCTAGGGGGACCGGGAGTTGGGATGACGATAAAAGGTTTTGGCCTCTTTCGCAAGCTTTTACATCCAGGGCTGGAGATGGTCGCACTTGGGTATGACTAGGTGCGTCAGCTTGCGCCAACGGGTGCCAGCGAGTTAAGATGGTGTCGCTAGGGGGACCGCAAGGTCTTTGAAGGGGCGGGGCTTACGGGCTCTGCCCTTTCTGCTTTTAAATCTCGCGCCATAGCCGCTGCGTATCCGCCTTGTCACGCTCGGCCGCGGCATAAGGATGTAGGACGTAACGCGCTGCTAGGGGGCTCTTGGGGTCATCAGCACCCACGTTCGGGCAGAACGTCATGTACAGGCCTTGATCGTCGTACTTGCCCATGGGGTGGCCGTAGCAGGCATCAGGCGGTGCTGTGCGGGTCGTGGTGACGCTGTAGCTCACCTGCTTGGTTTTGGCGTCGGCGGTCTGCCAAACGTACTTGCCCTTGTTTTCTGGTGCGTACAGTTTCATGTTGAGTCTCAAATGATTAACAAAGGACAGGATCAGTCTTCATAAACCCAGCAGCGGTTGCTTTCATCCCAATACTTCCCGCCGCTCTGCCGCTTGTGCTCTTCCAGATACACCTCGTACTTGCCGTCCCGCAGCCAGCGAAACAGGTCAGGAAGGCTGCCTACGAACTCACCGGCGCCCATCTTGCGCTGTTGCTCGGCAATGGCCCTTCTGGCGGCTTCTAGGAGGGTCTCAGGGCCTTCAAGGGCAACGATGGCCTTCCATTCATCAAATGCCTTTGGCTTGGTCTGAGATGAGACTCGATCAGGGGCCGATTGATACAGCTTCCAGAAGGTTTCAAACTCCTCGGAATACTCCGGCCTTTTCCGGGATTTCCCGGTTTTTCCTGTTTTTTTCGTTAATTTAACGACCGTATTCTTATTATTATCTGTATTTACATCTAAAGAAGAACTTATAGTATTACTTATATTAGAAGAGTTAGAGGCTTCGCTCCCTGTCGGTCGCTCCGCCAGCGTAACATCCCTGTCAACCCCTAGCTCCACCAAATAGGCGCAAAACATAGACAGGGACATGGTTCTGGGCTTGTAACGCTTCAGATCTTCGGCCAGATCATCTGGAATTTGCAGTTCAAGGCGCATCGGGATTCTTCGGGTGGATCCGGGAATTTCCGGGAAACAACGGGAAAAGATTAGCCAGATTTTTGGGCCTAGCAAGCGTCCTAAAACACAATTCCAGATTCACTAAAGGTCTCATCTGTGTCCCATTAATCCCAAATACGTCTCAACTGAGTCCCAAGTCTCACCATTCTTTCGTTTTGGGTTTATCCTTTATTCATTCGTTTTTCTGCAACATTGGCGCGTTCAACCGCTGCCGAAGTCAACTTCCGTGTTGACACTATTTACGGTCTTTTGACCGAAGGACAATCACGTGGTCAAATTGTTCAATTCGGGTCGAAACAGTGGAATATCACTCCGCGTCAAGTTGATGACTACATTGCACGCGCAAGAATTCGCCTAGAAGAAGATGCCGCGATGACCCGGCCTTCATGGATTGCAGAAGCCCTAGGTCGTCTTCGTACTTACGAACAGTCCGCTTACAAACGCGGCCAAACTCAAGTGGCACTTAACTCCGTTCAACTACAAGCCAAACTGATTGGCCTTGAAATTTGATGCGGCTCATCCTTGGCGATTGTTTGCTGGCCATGCAAGGTCTGCCCGATGCCTCAGTGGACATGATCTTGACAGATCTCCCGTATGGCACAACCGCGTGCAAGTGGGATGTGGTGATTCCGTTTGAGCCGCTGTGGCAGGAATGGGAACGTGTCTGCCGCTTTGACGGCGCCATCGTTTTAACTGCCGCGCAACCTTTTACTTCACAGCTCGTAATGAGCAATCCCAAAAGCTTTGCCTATGCCTGGGTCTGGGATAAGGGTGTTGGCGGCTCCTTTGTTCAGGCAAAGCGAATGCCAATGCGCGTTCACGAAGACGTGCTTGTATTTAGTCCATCCGGTAAAACGCCGCGTTATTTTCCTCAAATGGTGCCAAAAAACAAACCATTAAAGGTAGGAGAGTCAAAGGCATACAAAGAAAACACGTCAATTCCGAGAAACGCTCGCCCTGCCAAAATTTATACCGAGTCATACCCTCGCACCATTCAAAGCTTTTCTTCTCGTTCGGCAGGCTCCAGAGGCTTTCACCCGACTCAAAAACCCGTGCCGCTGATGGAGTACTTAATCAAAACCTACACTCAGCAAGGTGAGACGGTGCTTGATTGCTGCATGGGAAGTGGAACCTCTGGTGTTGCGGCTGTTCAAACTGGCAGAAGATTTATCGGGATTGAGAAAGATGCAAATTATTTTGAAATTGCCAGCGAAAGAATCGCTGTAGCCGAATCAATTTATGACTAGTTCGCTGCTCGCCAATGCTCCCGGCGGTTTCCTGCTTGAGCCCGTCGTACCGGCAGACCTCCAAAACCAAAAGGACTGGCTGCCATTTGCTGAGCAGCTTTATCAAGGCTTGACCGACCCACAGCGCCAGGTCTGGGATGCGCCTGAGCGTTTCAAGCTTTTGTGTTCTGGTCGTCGCTTTGGCAAGACTTACCTTTGTATCAGCCGCCTTGTCGCTTGGGCCATTGAGCACCCCGGCAGCCTGAACTGGTACGTCACTCAAACCTATAAATCGGCAAAACAAATTGCTTGGCGTCAACTTCGTGCCATGGTGCCCCCCGAAATGTTTGCCAGAAAAAATGAATCTGAATTGTCCGTTGAATTAAGTAACGGCAGCGTGATCGCACTCAAAGGAGCCGAGTCCGCCGATGCCTTGCGTGGTGTATCCCTTAGCAGTTTGATCGTTGACGAAGCCGCTTACGTCAAGCAGGAAGCTTGGGAGATGGTGCTGCGCCCGGCCCTGTCTGATCAAGGTGGCCCGGCATGGTTCATCACGACACCCGCTGGCCTGAACTGGTTTCACGATTTATGGGAACAGGCGCAAGACCAGCCCGACTGGTCAACCTTCAGTTACACCACGATCCAAGGTGGCAACGTTCCCGAGGATGAGGTTGAGGCTGCGCGCCGGACGCTTGACGACCGCACCTTTCGCCAGGAATACCTTGCCAGCTTTGAAACCCTTTCTGGCCGTGTTTACCCCGATTTCAGCGACGAAAACATTTCCGATACCGTCCGCGATACCGGCGGTCCAATCCTCTGGGGTACTGACTTCAACGTGAGCGTGCTGGCCGGTGTCCTTGGTAGCCGCGTTGGCGACACACTCCATATATGGGATGAGGTGTCCGTGACGCAGACCAACACCGACGAGGTGTGCGCAATGCTGCGTGAGCGGTTCAGGGATCGCAAGCTGATCGCATACCCGGATCCAACCGGTAGTGCCCGCAAGACTTCATCGGCTGGCCGCACTGACCATGAAATCATTCGCCAGTACGGTTTCGGCGTCGTTAGTCCTAAGGCGCCTTGGTCGGTAAAGGATAAGATCAACGCCACCAACAGCCTGATCCGTAACGCCAACGGCCAGATCCGCCTTTTTGTCCACCCGCGCTGCAAGAACACGATCAAGGCGTTGCGCAATGTGACGTACAAGCAGGGCGCTGACGATTACGTGATCGATAAGTCGGCCGGGATTGAACACTGGACAGACGGGCTCGGTTATCTGGTCATGTCCGAGTACAACCCGCTACATGCGAACGCGGGCAAAGGCACCGGCATCAGGCTGTATTGACAATTTATGAAGTGACCACTGGGGTACTTGCCAGATGGCAGGGGTATACCCCATAATTAAGGGACAGGGGGCGACCCCACCACACACAAGATCATGACCCGCGCTTCCATCACCGACAACATGACCGCCGCTGAGCTGGCCGCATGGAAGGAAAACAACCGCAAGCAAGCACACTGCGGCACCATCATCATCAAAACCGCCAAGCCTGCCCGCAAGTCACAGCGCCAAGAATGGCAGGAGTTCCACGCCGAAACCCTTGACATGATTGAAGCCGCTAAGCGTGAGCGTCACTTCCACATCCTTCCTCAACTGATCCAGCGCTTGAACACCGCCAACGAAATGCTCAACAATCGCGCACTGTCCTGAACGTCACTGGCCCCTTCGGGGCCTTTTCTTATGGGTTTCACCGAAGAACAGTACAAGACCCAAGGGTTTTTCCCGCCTTGCCCCAAGGCTGTTTACATTCCCAGTTCATCCCCTATTTGTGCTGGAGATATGTGGAGGCCAGATGACAGCACAGAAACCTTTGTCGCCTACGAGCATCATTTAATGAAAACTGGCGACGTGTGGACCACAGAGCTTTGGTGGGTCCCACTGTCTGAGCTGCCAATACAGCCGCTACCCTAAGGCCGCCGCACAATCACAATGTCCGCACCCCTTTGGCGTGATCTTGAAGCCGCCTTCGATTCCGTTCAAGACGACGGCGCCTACGACTTCAACGAAGCTGCATCGGCCATGCTCACCGCCATTCAACAATGGCTATACGACGAAGGCTTCGATGACGCTGGTGATGCCCTTGACGAAGAAATCAATCATGCCGATCAATCCGAATAAACTTTGAAGCGCTGGGTCGGTTCTATCCGCAAGGTTGAACGCCGTGTGTGGCGGTATCGGAGGCCCAGCCATCATTCCTTGATTAACCTATACCCATAGAATTTGTGTATGGCTAGGCGCAAAAGATGACGTACACCGGTTTCAGGCACTACGACCGGAATCTGACGCGCAAAGCCACGCAGGTTCAGGATCCCAATGCTGCTTGGCAGTCGCAGGAAGCCCATTGGATCTTGATTGAAGACCTGCTGCATGGCACCTATGGGATGCGTCGCAAGCATCGTCGTTACCTGCCGCAGGAGCCACGCGAGCAAGACGAAAGCTACGACAACCGCCTAGCCCGTTCTGTTTGTCCGCCTTATTACCAGCGGCTTGAGCGGATGCTCGCCGGCATGTTGACCCGCAAACCTGTACGCCTTGACGACGTACCTGATGTAATCCGCGAGCAGTTGTTTGATGTAGACCTTCAGGGCAATGACCTGAATATTTACATCTACGAGCTGGCGCGCAAAATGGTGCGTTACGGCCATGTTGGTGTACTTGTCGATTTCCCAAGCCAAGACGACAGCGAAATTCAAAACATTACCGATGTTTCACAGCTTCGCCCTTATTGGTGTACTTATACCCCGAGAGATATTCTTGGCTGGAGATCTGAGATCATCAACGGAGCGCAACAGTTAACACAACTGCGTTTGATGGAACATGTTTCAGTTCCCGATGGTGAATATGGCGAAAAACTAATTCAGCAGGTGAGACTTCTCAGGCCAGGTTCTTACGCTCTTTTCCGCCAAGACGATACGCGTGGCACTTTTGAGCAAGTGGCAGAAGGAACAACCAGCCTTGATTACATTCCTTTTTCTGTTGCCTACTCCAATCGTGTTGGGCTACTCGAATCACGTCCGCCGCTGGAAGACATTGCTGAGCTGAACCTCAAGACATATCAAATCCAGAGCGATCTGGACAACATGCTCCACATTTCGGCTGTGCCGATGCTGGCTTTCTTCGGCTTTCCGTCAAGTGCAGAGGAAGTTAGCGCAGGCCCTGGCGAAGCGATTGCGTTTCCAGCCGAAGGCAGAGCTGAATACATTGAACCGAGCGGCAACAGCTTCCGTTCTCAGTTTGATCGCCTCAAGCAACTTGAGATGCAGATCAATGAACTTGGCTTGTCTGCTGTTCTTGGCCAGAAGCTAAGCGCTGAAACTGCTGAGGCAAAACGGATTGACCGCAGCCAAGGCGATTCCACAATGATGGTGATCGCTCAGCAGGTGCAGGATCTGATCGACAATTGCCTGCGGTATCACGCTGATTACATCGGCCAAGCGCAATCCGGCAGCAGCTATGTGAACCGTGATTTCATTGGCGCACGCCTTGAGCCCGCAGACATTACCGCCTTGTTGCAGACTTATACCGCTGGTGTGATCAGCCAGAAAACTTTGCTTGACCAACTTGCCCAAGGTGAAGTGCTTGGCGATGACTTTGACGTTGAGGAAGAACTAGAAGCCACTCAATCAGGTGGCTTAATTGAAATGGGTGGCCCTGAAAATCTTGGCTCCGAAGATGTGATTGGCGAAGAAACGCCACAAGGTCAAAGTCTTGATGATGAAATGCAATGACGCAATCGGGCGTTACACCTCGCCTGCTCAATGTTGAGCAATTCAAGCGGAAGATTGACCGCAGCAATCCTGTTGCAAATATTTATCGCAACGCCATTGATTTGAACCGCTTTAGTAATGCGGTCGCCAGGCAGATCGTGCGTGATTACAACGCAATCATCATCAGCGCCGTAGACGATCTAAAACGCATTGATTTTGGTGAAGCCACAGCAGGTGCAGGCATCGTCAGCCCATCATCTGTACAAGCTCAGCGTCTTCGCGTCATCCTTGCTCAGCTCAAAGAATCGCTAGACGGCTGGGCAGATCGAAGCACTGCTTATGCCTCACGCGAATTGCAAGGGTTGGCTGAATTACAAACTGAATTCGTTACGGATCAATTGCGGCTTGCTGTTGCTGGTGGCGAAGCTGGCGGCCGCGGCATTGAACCCAGTGTTGTAGCTCAGCAGGCCGTTAATACTGTTGAAGTGGCGCCAAATTTTGCGGCAAGTGTTGCCAGCGTTGATCCGACCGATTTGAATTTCACGTTGCCTGGCACTGGTGGTTTCAATCTGACGGCAGCGCAAGGTTCAGCCA